TTAATAATGCAGGATTCCTAATTTATCTGCATAACAAAGAATCCTTACATTTAAAATACCACACTTTTTTGCATAAAAGAAGACATACCTTCCCCTTGGCGGAAGATATGTCCATTTGGTGGAGCATGGTACACCAAATCCGAACCCATCCTGGGAACTTGCATCGGTGTCATATGATTCAACGAAGGCAAGATCTACTGTTTCACTACCGTTCTTAGAATAGTTGTAAACAATCCGAAGGCGGTCGTCATACAGATAAATAGAATTAACAAAAGTTTCAATAATCTTCTGCTGGTATGCTGGGTCTGAGGCATTACCGCCTCTGTATCGTTCAAGCCAGAAGATTATTTGTTCTTTTGTAAGGTATGTCAGCTCTCGGCCCGCATTTTCAATAGCATCTTCTAATTCAGCTCGCCGCTCTTCAAGTTCTTCCATACGCTGCTTAGTGGTAGGAGTTATGATACCTTGTTCAATAGCAGCCATTACATTACCTAATGATTTTTTAACTTCCGAAAGCTGGCTTTTCAATAGCTGTAGTTCGCCGTTCTCTTGCTCGCGCTTCTGAAGATCTATTACTGCATTAGCAATTTTCTCAATGACGGAATCTACTAAAACTCGTTGGGCGGTTTCTCTGGTTACCAACTCTTCAATCCAATCTTTTTTGACAGTTTGCTTTGTGCAAGTTTTTTTACGCTTCTTCGCAGAGCAGATATAGTAATTGTGCTTTCGACCGGCCGTCTTTGAAGTGCCGGATTCCCCTACCATTGCACTACCACAATGGCCACAAAATAGTTTGCCTGTTAACAAGTAATCACATGTAGACCATGAGCTTGCTGGTGACAATGCATTTTTAGCTATCTGACTTTGCGCCATTTCAAATATCTCTTTCGTAATTATGGCAGGAACGCCGTCCTCTACTCTAACATCTCCGTATTGATATACGCCAATATAACGTTCATTTCTGAGCATTACCCGAAGACTGTTTTTATTAAATCGTGCTCCTCTAGAGGTACGACAGCCACGAGCGTTCAGATCACCACAAATTTCGGTAATGCTCATGCCACTGGTATACATAGAATATACGTCTTGGACAATAGCAGCACCTAAGGGCTCAATTTCAAATCGCCCATCAGTACCTTTACGGTACCCAAGAGGAAGGTTGCCGTTATTGACTTTGCACTCTAGTGCATTCTCCATCATACCACGCTTAATGTTTTGAGAAAGGTTGGCGCTATAATATTCTGCGCTACCTTCAAGCACTGATTCTAATAAAATACCTTCTGGCCCATCCGGAATAGATTCCTTTGCATAGACTACTCTCACACCGTAGCGCTTTATGCGGGCTTTATACATTGCCGAATCATATCTATTTCGAGCGAAGCGGTCGACTTTCCAGCAAACAACAAGTTGAACATGGCCTTTTGCACAATCTTTCATCATGCGCTGGAACTCTGGACGTTTGTCCGTTTTTCCACTGATCGCACGATCGGCATACTCCCCAATTACCCGTATCCCGGATCGTTCGCAGTAATCGTAAATCTCTCTATACTGTTGTTCTATACTAGTGTCTTTCTGATTGTGGCTGGAGTAGCGACCATAAATATATGCCCGCATGGCTGCATCATTTTGTGTGTTTTTATTATTTTTTGATCCCAAAATAATGCCTCCTTTGCTTGTAATAAATCACTCAGTTAACTCCTGAGATTTATAGTAATTTATAGCCTTTAACATAAACTCTTCCGTTACATCGAAATATTCTGCTAGTTCGTAGGAATCAACCACGCCTTTTGATATAGCGGACTCAAGTTGATCTTTAGGTATTATTTGAGTAATGGCCCATTTAGTTGCCCGATTTTCATGCTTTTGTTTTATATCAAAATCACTGTAAATATTATAATAGCTACCTGTTGAATAATGACCGCATTCGTGTGCCAGACACACTTTTTCTTCAGCTCTAGTTTTAAGTTTTTGCGTATCAATTGCAATTAACCCATGTGGAAAGGAAAATGAAACTAATGCCTTCATGGGAAAATCATCAACAATAATACCCAAATCATCAATCATAGAATATAATGCATCTAGTTCCATGGGATACCTCATGTTGCTGTGTTATGTTATTTTCGTTGAGATTTCTTAAATCTAATATATTCGAGGATATCTTCTTTTTCTTCATCAGTAAGCTCTTTCACTTCTCCAAACAATGCAAACTCAACACCCTCTAGTTCTTTATCTAAAGAGCTAGAGGTTTTTTCTTTTTCTGTTTCTTTGCCTAGCAGATAGTCTACCGTAACCCCAAAATAGTCTGCAATTTTCTTTAGATTTGCATCAGTAGGGGTTGCATTGTTCTTTTTCCATCTCGTAACTACAGATTTTTGAAATCCGATATCAACAGCGACCGCGGTTGGAGCTTTGTTAATAGAGTTGCATAATTTTACATATTGGTTATAAAACACTACGCACACCACCTTAAATTGTGCACGTAACCGAAAGTTGCAAAAGTTCACTAAAACCTATTGAAAGTTGAAAAAGTTTACGCTATAATCAACTCGTAGGTTGAATAGGTTTACTTAGATTTCAAATACAATAGGCGGTTACGGCATTGTTATTATTGTTCTCGCAAAATTATAATAACATATAGAGTTAACTTTTTCAACTTTAATTTGCTGTTTCGGAGGTGATTTGTATGGTTGATAAATGGACAGGCTTACTTGTTGGTAAAATGCACAACAATGGCGTTACTTTTGAAGCTCTTGCTAAAGAATTAGGAGTTTCAAAACCTTATGTAAGCATGGTTCTAAATGGAAAGAGATTCCCAAAAGATGCGGAACAAAAATTCAATGATGCACTAAACAAATTAATAGCATCAAAAAATCTTGTTTCGATGGAGTAGCTGTGAAAGGAGCACAACGTGGCAAAAAAAAGCATTTGTTCTATTTGTGGAGTACTTCACGAAAATGACATGCGATGTACGTGTCAACCTGTTGACATCATCGCTAAGGCGATTCCTGAAGAACGATTGACAATTCTCGCTCGTCCTGTGCTCGCAGCTGTACGTGCGGCCTTTGAAGATCCAATAATTGCAGCAGAGTTTGAGCTCTGGAAACAAAAACGCAAATCTAACCTTGCGACTCGATAAGGAGCATTTCGGAAATGATAATTTAGTAAAGGAGGACAAGCCATGATCGAGCTAAGTACCTTCATAGCTGTGCTATTTATTCTCCTCTGCAGCATGTTTGGCTTTCAGATCCTGATCTATCTGGAACTCAGGGACATTGAAAGGAGGAAGAGTATAATTGCTCGTAAAACAATCCCACTCCACAGAAACAGATGTATGGATCAGAGAAAGGCATTACCTGAAATCAACACCCGCAGGAGCAGTTCTAAGGCTTGATTTCTACGCTGATGGCAACCCCCAAAGCCGTATCGGCGCAATGATGTGGGGTAGACCAACCAGCCCTAAGCTTGACCAACGGAATATCCTAGAGCTTACGCGGATGTGCTTTGTGGATGATACAGAGAGTTACATAGAGAGCAAAGCGCTTGCGGCGGCTCGTAAATATATTCGTAAGCATTATCCGCACATAAAAGGGCTCATTGCCTATTCATCCACCGAAATGCAGCACGAGGGCACCATCTATAAGGCTGATGGATGGTTTAAAGTTTCAGAAAGCAAGAGTCGAGGCGGGAGTTGGGAAAATCGCCCTAATCGTACCAATAGGGATTTGAGCACCAAGATAGTATTTGTGAGAACGCCATAGAAAGGAGGACAAGCCGTGCATCTGTTAGACGCATACATGACCCAGGCAAGAATACATAACTGGACGGTCAGCCTTAAAGGGTTTGCGGCGTTTGTTGACCAAGTCAGGCAAGATTATCGCAAAGCTAACGGACAATGGCATTGGGAGTAGAGAAAGGAGGGACAAGACTTTGGCGCAAAATGTTATGGAGCGAATGGCTTCTATAGGAGCCGATCGTAAAATCGCAGACTTTCGGGTAAAACAACAGCAAGACTATGAATTTAAAAAAGCGTATGCCAAGATTAGGGCAAGAGAGTTTGCGGATGAGTGCAACAAGCGAGGTCTCAATTACCATGTTTCAGTCGGCGGGCTAGATAGCATTACTTTGTTTCTGTTTCTTAAATCTATTGGGATAAACGCCCCTGGCATATCGGCATCCCATCTGGAGGATACAAGCATCCAGAGGATACATAAGCAATTGGGAATCGAAAGGCTACCGCCATTAAAGCGACCTGATGGAACAGTTTGGTCGAAAGCAAATATACTACAGGAGTTTGGGTTCCCAGTGTTGTCGAAAGAAACTGCGAGTAAAATAGAGCTGCTGCAAAATCCATCACCAAAGAATGCCACCGTCCGGCACGCAATCATCACTGGCGAAACAGGTGAGTACGGCGGTAATCGTAAGAATACTCGCATGAAGATGTCGCAGAAATGGTTGAATCTGTTTGGTGGCCCCGAGAATGTCAACGAAGGGGTCGACTATCAGACAGCGCCTTTTAAGGTGTCCAGCAAATGTTGCTATTATCTCAAAGAAAAACCGTGTGATGACTGGGCTAAGGCTCACAACAGCGTTCCCTACCTCGGGTTAATGGCATCGGAGGGCGGTCGTCGCCAAAAGGCCCTGATGATTCATGGCTGCAACTACTTTGGGGCAAGCACGATTCGTTCAGCTCCTTTTGCAATCTTCGATCGTCAGGATATCTTGCAGCTTGCACTCGACCTCAATGTGCCAGTGCCTGAGATCTATGGAGAGATTGTCAGAGATGAGGATGGCACACTGCGTACTACTCGAGCCCAGCGCACCGGATGCTCAATGTGTGGCTTTGGGATCCACCTAGAAAAAAGACCACATCGCTTTGATCGCTTGTATGAGGACAACCCTCGGGAGTGGGAGTATTGGATGCATCGATGTTGCACAGACGAGCGCGGAGAAGCATATGGCTGGGGTAAGGTGTTGGATTACATAGGCGTACACTGGACCCCAGAAACACTGGCAGAAGATATTGCTAAGCAAGAAGCTAAGGCAAAAAGAAAAACCGCCCTCGGAGCGGCAACTCCAGAGAGCGGTAAAGGCAAATAACTTACCACAATTATAGTTTGAAAGGACGGAATTGTCAATGCATAAGAAAATATATGAAGCTCTAAAATCCATCTGTATCACCCCAAACCTAGACGGTTACGGTTACATAACTACAGCCCTTACCATCAGCACTGACCAGGCAGGTGCCACAAAGAATATGACCAGGCTTTATGCTGCGGTCGCTAAGGTACATAACACAACTGCTTCACGGGTGGAGAGAGGCATTCGTCATTCTATCGCATCGGGCTTTAAGTTGGCAGACTCAGCGGCAAAGGAGAAGTTTTTCAACCCTCATAGCTACGGGGAGCAGCCGATCAACAGCTTGTTTATTGCATCGGTGGCGGAGCGCCTGATGCTTGAGGGTGAAGAGTAATGATCCCTTACTGGAGCGCTCCCCAGCCACCCCTAGAGCCCCCAGCTCTAACCCGCAGACAGGAGCGGCAGGCAGAGCTTGCCGCTCGTCTGGAGGAAGTCCAGAAGGAGATTAGGCGGCATCAATACAGCATTGATGACCTTAAGGCTGAGGCAGAGGAGATTGAGGACCAGTTGGATGAACTGGAGTAGGAGGCGAGGAACGTGGCATTTGAAAGCTTGGGGCAGTGTTTGTCCTACAAAAAGGGTGTGGTGCCCATCAGTCTGCCTGCAAAAGCGCCTGTCTGCTTTTATTGCTTGATGGGCCTTGCAGGTGGGGAACATAGAGCCTATTGTTGCAGATTTACAGGGGAAGTTATCTTTAACCCGAAGAATACACGAGGGGATCATTGCCCCATCATTTTTACAGAGGAGGTATAACTATGGGCATTCCAGTTTTGGTGTTGGGGGAATCGGGCTCAGGTAAAAGCACCAGCCTGCGTAACTTTGAGCCGGAGGAAATCAGCATCTTCAATGTTGCATCCAAACCCCTGCCGTTTCGTAAGAGGCTGCCGCGGCAAAATGGAGCCAACTATTATTCCATTTTGGATGCACTCAGTAAGCCCACCAAGAAATCCTACGTCATTGACGACAGCCAATATCTACTGGCTTTTGAGATGTTTGACCGAGCAAAGGAAGCTGGCTACAACAAATTCACTGATATGGCTCTGAACTTTCGCAACTTGATTCAGTTCGTTATTTCCAAAACGCCGGAGGATGTGATTGTATACTTCCTCCATCACAGCGAAATAACTGACGAGGGAAAAATCAAGGCCAAAACGGTTGGAAGATGCTGGACGAAAAGCTCACGGTAGAGGGTTTATTTTCAATCGTATTGTTTGCCCAGACCGATGGCACAACCTATAAATTTGTTACTCGGTCAGATGGATACACTACCGCCAAAAGCCCTATGGAGATGTTTGAGCGGGAGATTGATAACGACTTAAAGTTGGTGGATACCACTATCAGAGAGTATTGGGAACTAAATAAAAAGGAGAAATAAAGATGGTTAAACCACAAGGATATGATCAGGCGCCCGCATATACAGGGGAGTCACAAGCACTGCCAGCAGGCGGGTACATATGTAAAATCATTAAGGCACAGGAAACCACAAGCACAAGCGGCCGCCCCATGCTGGCGATTTTGTTTGATATTGTGGAAGGGGAATTTAAGGATTACTTTAGGGACCAGTATGACAGGGTAAAGCAAAGTAACCCTGATGCTAAGTGGGGTGGGGTATTCCGCCAGCTGACCGATGGTACTAGTACGCCCTTCTTTAAGGGTATGATCACCAGCATCGAGGTATCCAACAGCGGTTATAAGTGGAACTGGGACGAAAAGACCCTAAGCGGAAAACTATTTGGCGGCGTATTTGGGCGAGAGCAGTATGCTAATGGAACGGGAGAACTCCGCTGGGCTACCAAGTGCCAGAGTATCCGTAGTGTGGAGGCAATCCGTAAAGGTGTGGAGATCCCTGCTGATAAGTACCTGCCAAGCACAAGCGGTACACAATCTCCTGCCGTCCCTTCTTATTCCAACGGGGCAGTAGGAGATTTCCAAGCCATTAGTAGCGATGATGACCTCCCGTTCTAGTGAGATTATCAAGGAAGCCCTCTCTATGTATCAGGTGGCGGAGTTTTATGGGTTTACACCCGATCGGGCAGGATTTATCTCCTGCCCCTTTCATAAGGGGGATAACACCCCCTCGTTGAAAGTGTATCGTCAACCCGGTAGAGGCTTTCACTGTCACGCCTGCGGGGCGGGCAGCAGTGTCATTGACTTCGTGATGCGGCTGTTTGATATTACCTATCCCCAAGCCTTGGTGCGGATCAGTACCGACTTTCAGCTTGGCTTAACATCGCAGCGACCCGATATGCGGGCGGTGGAGAGACTACGACAGGAGAGGGTGGCAAAGGAGCGGGAGCTTGCTACATATCGTACCGAGTATGACGGCAAGTGCAGGGAGCATCGGGAGCTGGTGGAGAGCATCAAAGGCTCTGCGCCTACCACTTTGCAGGAGGGGCAGGAGCGTTCCATCGCACTGGCAAGGCTTGATTATCTGCGGGAGTGGTTTGTGCAGCACCCGTATAAGTGAGGTGAGACACCATCAATTACACAAAAGAAGACTTTATGACCACCGCCCCCTATGAACAGGTGCTGGCAATCTCCGATGCCTTTCAGCGGCGCCGTGCGATCGTGCAGATGACCGAGTATGCGGCTTCCCTGGGTTTCAAGGGCTTCGGAAAGATGCTTTCAGACTACGAAAAGTCCCTCAAGCAGCAGAAGAATACCATTTACATAGACAATGTGACCCAGTTTAGCGACCAGCCTATCGACCTTGATGCGGGGGATTGGCGAGCGGATGATTTTGGAGTGACCCGAGATAACGGTACCTTTGAGGAGCAAGCCTGCTGTCACCCCATCCTGCCGGTGGAGCGGTTGGTAAACATCGACACGGGCGTGGAGAAGCTGAAGGTCGCCTATTCCAAGGGAAAGCGTTGGCGGGAGATCATCGTGGACAAGCGCACCCTTGCCAGTGCCAACAGCATCGTTGCACTGGCGGATATGGGAATTGCCGTCAACAGCGAGAATGCAAAGTATCTGGTGCGGTATCTCCACGACATTGAGAATCGCAACTACGATTTAATCCCCGAACGAAAGAGTGTATCCCGCCTTGGGTATATCGAGGAGGAAGGTTTCTCCCCCTATGTGGAGGATCTCATCTTTGATGGGGATGCCAACTACAAGAGCATCTTTGAGAGTATCAAAAGCAGGGGGAGCGGGGAAAGATGGCTGGCGGTTGCTCGTACCATTCGCAAGGGGAATGTCATGGCCCGCATCGTGCTGGCAGCTTCCTTTGCTTCGGTGCTGGTGAGCCCTACGGGGGCGCTGCCCTTCTTCGTACATTTATGG